TAAATTCTTTAAGTGTTCTAGATACTGTCATGACTCAATGTTCCATATGTCACAACGATGTTCGTAACACCAGAAATAGCAAGGCTATTCGGTGTGGACATGTTTTTCACTCACATTGTCTAGAAAACTGGAAAAAAATGGGAAAGGTTACGTGTCCCGTATGTCGAAAAGTGTTCGATGGTTCTAAATTTAGGGTTCAGATTACTGTATTTAATGATTACGAGGCTACTTCAAATACAGTATGCTTGACGAACGAATTGGTCCTTGATGCACTCGACTTAATATTTAGTGTCGAACACGAAGAAGATTTATCGAGTGTTCTTGATGACTTTGGGATGAGTATGTCCGACTTTGATCCCTCTGTCTTTGACACAGAATGAACTACAATACTTTTTATAAGATAACCCAGGGTAGTTTCTGGATGCTTTTCGAGGATCAAGTATAGATTTACCTTTAGCGTCTACGAGCAAAGGTTTTGTTGCCCACCCACGTTTATGGCTAAACACGTTTGCTTTAAACTTTAATAATTTACCAGGGGTACATTTACCTGCCTGTTTTATACGCGAAACGGGAACTTTGAAAAATTTAGCAATACTTTCGTACGTATTACCTGTTTTTACCTTGTACTGAATAAACCCGTGTTGTTTATAAAAGTGAAAATCACCTTGTCTAAAGTAATTACGTTTGTTCCCGGGTGCCACAAACATCATTATCTTAAAGTGATTTGGTTTACATTTCGTTGTTGCACCACATTTATAGACCTTTTTGGGATTATCTGCAATAACACGGTCGGGTAAACCTTTACAGTGTGTGTATGAATGGTTTAAATTTCTTATACCAGCTCGTTCACCTGGTATACTTTTATGCATTCTGAGACTTTCGTAATCGCCTACAGCATACGCATAACAATTATTGTTACCTATACCAACAGTTCGTCCCCATAAACGTTGTGTATATCTAGGTTCAGAACCACTCAGAGGGAGTTTTTTATTCTTATTGGCCTTACTCATTAATAAGACAGGAGAAAATAAAATCTTATTAATAAGTAAAAAATGATCAGAGACATTGTCAAAGCAAAAAAAATGGAACAAGTTATTACAGAATTTCTTCTTTTTACACTTATTCTTCTTATTAGTACGTTTATTCTTCGGTATTCCTGGAATAGAGGTCTTGTTAAACACGTAACGGTTCTTAAACCAATTAATACGTTCCTTGACGCACTTATTCTTTCTATTGGTCTTGCGGCTGCGCGAGGTATTTAAATTTCTTTATAACCCTTGACCTTTTCACCTGACGAACTTTCCATAACTGGAAACGCATCAATTCCATCGCAATTGCCTTTTTCGCAATCGATGAATTTGTGAGGTATACCTTTCTTTTTAAGGTACTCTAACTGCTTTGTAGTCCATCCACACCAAGACGTACCGTAAACGGTCCATTCGACCGGTTTATCTTCAGTTATTTCTTCAACTGGTTTTTCTTTTTGTGATACGCCTGTACTTTTTAGTACGTAAAGGTCGATTGCAATAAGTGCTAAAATTGCAAACATGATTGGTTATATAATTACTTGATATATTTTAATTTAATATCTTCGCATAATTTTTTGATTGTTTTACTACCCGGGTCTATACCTAGATTTTTTGCCTTATTTATAAGATCCTGTTTTTTATACGAAATACATTTACGATTATCTATTTTTAAGTACCCTTTATTTGCGACTGAAACTTTAACTGATGGTTTTATTACGTTAACTTTTTTTGGTATTATTCTTGGTCGTATACTTGGACGTTTAATATTCTTCTTTACATTTTTCAAAGCGAGTTCTTTACGAATATTATTAAATGTCTTTTTTATAAGTCCACCACCATGTTTAACAATTATAGGTTTTGGTACAGAAACTTTATTTCTTTTAATAATTGTACTAATATCAAATGGTACGACAGATTTCTTGTAAGGTGAAAAGTATCTGTCGTTAAATATCTGTTTGAACGTAGGTAATTGAGGATGACCTAACGGTGAAGCTCGAAGACGGAAATTTTTTATTTTACTCGATTCTTCACCTAAATATTCCGAAGGTATAACTCGTTCAATGAACTGAACTGCTTCTATACCACTTTTGGTACCTGAAACTTTAATTTCCTGTCTCAATATATTTAAAATATATTGTATGTCATACATGTTATGAGAATTTCTATAAATACCCGAACTAGTTTTATATTGTAATTCTGGATCGTCATCTACTTCTGGGTTTTTTAAACCTTTCATCGTAGATAAACCAAAATCTGATATTAGCGCCTGTAATCCAATATCATGAACTTTTAATGTCGAATTATTTACTTTAAACAATCTTACGCGAGATGGACTAGTAGTATTTATTAGTATATTCTCTGAGTGTAAATCGTGATGCCTAAACGTAGGATATTTTTTTTGTATTCTATATAAGTTATACAAAATTTGAGTTATTATGGTTCTAAAGTGTATGGGTAACAAATTAGTTTTATTATTTCTTAAAAATGATTTTAAAGTTCCGTTATTTGCATATTCGGAATACATAAACATTACATTTTTACATTTTTGAATGGTAAAGGATTTTACAACACCATACGAAGATAAACGTTTACTTATTTTATATTCATGTGTTATATCTTCATTCAAAACCGCTTTTATAGCGACCTTCTTTTTACATTCTTTATCTATACATCCCAAGTAAACTTCACCAAACCTACCTTGACCAATTTTTACAGTCCCTATTGATTTACTTAAAGAGTCCTCTATAGAGAGTGAAATAGGTTTGTTGTTTGGTAAATATAAAAATTTTTCCGGGTAACATCCCATGTCCTGCATACTTTTCATTAGATTTTTCCCTAAATTTAATTTTTGTTTCAAATTATTTTTTTTATTTTTTGCAAGTTTAGATATAATTTTTAAATTTTTTAAATGACGTTCTCTTTCCATATTGGTCTAATGTAGCGTAACATTTTATTCATCAACGAGATCGTCCATGATATCTTCGATTAATTGGTCTTGTTCGTTATTTAAACCCTGGAAAGCAAACGATGGTAATTTTGTAGATTCACCACACAACACTTGTGAAAGTCTAACGCTTACACCGAACTTATTATCAATAAACCAAATTTGGTTAATCTCTACAATACACATACACTTTTGACCTCTTTCAATTTCATCAATTTGAATAGGTTCTTGATTTAAATTATACGCTTCTGGTACAAAATCACCTGATTGATTTGTTTGAACTTTTAATCTAAGTGTATTAGCATATCCTTCCTTACCCTGTCTAACAAGTGGTTTGTATAAGGCTTCTCTAATAACATTAATGTCGTAAGATTTTCCTAACCACTCTTTAGAATTTTCAGTTACCGTTTTAAGGATAATATCGTCCAATTCTAAAAGCTTAGATGAGAGTTGCATAGCATCTTCGTTATCTGCATCGAAAGAGAGATCGAGTGAGTACGAAGTTTTGTTAGTAGCTTCATCAGTATAAGTACTTATACCAAATGGTGAACGCATAAAAGGAAGTTGTAAATAGAGTTTCTTTTTATTATCACGATTCAACATGACCGATTTACCACCATTTTTATTTTTCTTTAGTTGACTGAATGTAACCGTAGAAGGTTCGAATTGTTGAGAAACTTGAATATTATTAGACATTTTTTTTGTATATTTTATTAGGTACGAAACTTTAAGTTACTTTTTTTTCTAAATGTATAATAAAACATCATGACATGCTCAGGTGATAAAAAAAGCTTAATATTCAAAGATTGTGGCTGTGGTTGCAATGGTAAAAAACAAGAAAAGAAGTTTCTTATCGCGTTAATGTCGGCGTTACTATTCTTTGTAATCGCTAACCCAGCTACATTTCGTATCGTTAGAAAAATATTTGGAAATTGGGTTTCTACACCCACAGGATGTCCATCAACATACGGTCTTTTACTTCATTCTTTAGTTTATTTACTCATTTCGTGGGGTATGATGAATTTGAAGAAGGAGGAAAAAGAAAAGAAAGAAAAGAAAGAAAAGAAAGAAAATGAAGAAAAGGAAGAAAAGGAAGAAAAAATGGAGGAAAAGGGAGAAGCCTCAAAAACTGTTCCTAAAATGGTTGACATGCCAATGCCAGAACCAGACATGTCAGAAGAACAATTCCCTACTATGGATAGTGGTTTATACTTAGATTCTTATGACACTACGGATGTTATAGATTCGAGGTTATATTTATAAATAATTAAAATTCTTCGTTAAACTCTATTGAAGTTGAATCTTCGTCTAATTTTCCATAATCACCAACTCTTTTTTCAAAAAAATTAGTTTTACCATCAAGTGATATATTCTCCATAAAATCAAAAGGATTTTTAGTACCCCAGATTTTATCGTGACCACTTTGTTTTAGTAACCTATCCGCGACGTATTCTATATAGTCAGACATCTTATCTGAATTCATACCAATTAAACTACACGGGAGTGCATCCGTTATAAACTGTTTTTCAATATAAACTGCATCTTTAACAATTTGTTCAATTATACTTTTACTCGGTTTATGTTTTAACATTTTGAATAGTTCAATAGCAAATTCTAAATGTAAACCTTCATCTCTACTTATAAGTTCATTACTGAAGCATAGGCCAGGAAGCAACCCTCTTTTTTTCAACCAGAAAATAGCACAGAAACTACCAGAAAAGAATATACCTTCTACACAAGCAAATGCTAATAAGCGTTCACCAAAGGATCTATCCTTACTAAACCATTTCATAGCCCAATCAGCTTTACTTTTAATACACGGTATAGTTTGTATAGCTTCGAAGAGATTCTTTTTCTCTGTAGAGTTTTTTATATACTTATCTATAAGTTTACTGTACGTTTCACCATGAACCATTTCGTTATGTTCTTGGTACGCATAGAATGATCGAGCCTCCGTATATTGAACTTCACTTGCAAAATTATCGTTCAAGTTTTCAAATACTATACCATCTGAACCTGCAAAAAAAGCAAGAATATATTTAATAAAGTGTTGTTCATTTTCACTCAGTTTTACCCAATCATCCATATCTTTAGAAAAATCAATTTCTTCAGCCGTCCAATTGGACATTTGAGCTTTTTTATACATAGCCCATAAGTTTTCATGTTCAATTGGAAAAACTGTAAATCTATCAAGCGTTGGTAATAACATCGGTTCAGCATTTTCGAGATAATCTTGAAAGTCAAAATAACTCCCGATCAATTTATCGTTCATGAAAATTTGTGGATATACAGATGCTTGAGTACCACATCTTTTTTTTAACTCTTCTTTGTCTACTAAAACTTTTTTGTTTTCTAATTTGTATTCTTTACATAAATCAACTGCTAAGTCGCAGTATTGACATCCTTCTTTGGATAAAATTTCAATCCCCATTGTGCTAATATCTGTAAATATTTTTGTATGAAAACTTTAATAATGATTAATATTTCAGAAATTCAGCCTGGAGAATTAATAAAAGTTCTAGTGAACTTAGAAGACGATATAGAAGATGAGATATACGCTAAAGTAAAGGAAAACAATAGAGATTATGTAGTAGTTTCCTATTATACAGAAACATCGATGACTTATAAAGGTGCAAGATTATACGAGCTTGAAGATAATGATGAACTTGTCCAGGAAGAAAATTTATCAGAACACCACCAAACAAATAACTATTTTAAAAACGTAAAAGACAATTTATACTGTATGATAGATGAAATAGACTCTGAAGAAGAGAGTGATATTATAGATGAATCTGATGATAGTGGTAGCGACCTTGAAGATTTTATCGTTTCTGATTCGGAAGTAGACGGTATTGTTATACCACCTTCCAATTATAGAGTTATAGATAAAGAATGGAAAGAATGGGAACCAAGGAGTCCTGGGTCTTTAAGATATAAGCAAATGGTTGATAATATTGAATCAATAGCGAGAGTGCAAGCAGATGAATTGAATTTTTAATACCTAAGTGCGAAATTAAAATTTAATATTTTTAAGAATATAATGTATAATGGATCTGACTACTATATGGTCTGTCGTAGACAAACTAAAAAATAAACAAGTAATAACAAAGTCGATCAATATAAATTTATGTAAAGAATGTCATAACGTTAAAGTAATTTCAAAAGAGGGTATACCAACATGTTCACAGTGTGGATTAGTCGACACGCTGTTTATAGATGAAAACCCAGAATGGACGAGTGGCATAACTGATGATGGTAAAGTAAACGATCCAGCGAGATGTGGTAATCCTAACGCAAACCCTGAACTTTTTTCAGATTCATGGGGTAAAGGTACAATTATTTCAACACAGAACTCTTCATCATATACAATTAAAAGATTAGCAAAAATAAATTTTCATCAATCTATGAATCATAAAGATAGATCATTATACCATGCTTATAAAGATATAGATGAAGCATGTATATCTTTACCTGAAAATGTTTTAAAAGATGCAAAAATGATGTATAAAAAATTTAATGATAAAAAATTAACAAGGGGTGCAGTCCGTCTAGGTATAAAAGGAAACTGTGTTTTATACGCGTGTAGAATGTACAAAGTATCACGTTCGACGAAAGAGATCGCCGATATGTTTTGTATACATTCTAAAGATATAAGTAGAACATCATATCTTTTCAAGGAAACGATATTGGGTAAAACAACAAAAAATTATACAACTTTACCTAACGATGTTATGCAAAGATTGTTAAATTTATTTGATGTTTCTAGAGAAGAACGTTTGAAATGTAATAGAATGTCTATAGACCTTGAAAATTGTTCACAATTAATGAGTAAAACACCTAATAGTGTTGCATCAACTGTAATTTACATCGTTTTAAAAAATAAAATTAATAAAAATGAAATATGTGAAAAATGTGTAGTTTCTATACCAACTATAAATAAAATTGAAAATATTATAAAAAAATACTTAGAGGATAAAGTTTAACTATATAGTATATAATGTCCGAATCTAATAATAAACCAACTCGCGTTTTTATAAGTACACCATGTTACGGTGGTTTATGTTTGGAAAAATATATGATAAGTATTATTAAACTTCAAATTGAACTTATAAAAGAAGGTATACAGATGGTTTTGGATACCACAGAAAATGAAAGTTTAGTACACCGTGCTCGTAATGTTGCAATAGGTAGATTTATGCAAAAATCAGACTGTGATTTTTTCATGTTTATAGATGCAGATGTAGATTTTGATCCTAAATCAGTCGTTAGACTTATTCGTTCGGGTCACGAAGTTTCCGTTGCTATATATCCTAAAAAAGTTGTTATGTGGGATCAGGCTAAAAAGGCAATTGAACAAGGTGACGAGCGTAATTTACAAATGCTTTCTTCCAGTTTAGTTGTTAATGTAGGGGCTAAATCCAGATCTATTGAAAATGGTTTTATAGAAGTATTGGATGGTCCCACAGGATTTATGGTTATTAGTCGAAAAGCTCTTGAAAAAATGCACGAACATTACAAGGATTTGGATTGTAAAAACGATCATCAAAATAGAGATATTGATGAATATTGTGCTGTTTTTGATTGTATGATTGACCCGGATACTCGTAGATACCTTTCAGAAGATTACGCCTTTTGTAGACGTTGGCAACAGATCGGTGGTAAGATATATGCAGATGTTAAAACTACTTTAGGACATGTAGGTAATTTACCATTTTTTGGATGTTTAGAAGAAAGGCTTAAGGCTTAGAGTATAATGTAATAATATGAAGTTTGCAACTATAATAGTTACTCGTAGTAAATCATGTCATGTAAAAACTTTACATAGTATTCTTAGATTTAATTTAAAGTGTTTAGAAAATAAACATGATAATCAGATAATTTTTGTAAACGATGATCCGTTTGATAAAGCAGATACAATTTCAAATTTTATAAAAACATACGATAGATTGCTTTTCATAGATTTTGGTATACAGATAGACGACGATAGTTTAGATAATTGTTTTAATAAACTTGAAAGTGTTGGTTGTTTAGTTTTTCCCGCTGTATTAGAAGGTATAGATTGGGGTTTGTTTAAGGAAAAAGTAAAAGACGGGTGTAAAGAACCTATCGAACAGATTGGTTTACATTTTGATACGGAAGTATCTAATAAAATTAGTTCTGAGTATTATAACGTAAAGAAAACGTCTTCTAAATGCTGGTTATTAATTTCTAAAAATGTTATCAAACACTTAAAAGATAAAAAAAGTAGTTCGTATAAGATTTTTCCCAAGATGGAAAACATGTTTAGTAAATTTCAAGAATCTGGTATCAAAATTATCGCGTATCCAAAAGCTAAGTTAACCATGACTTATAATCATGAGTGTATAAGTAATATTTTAAACTCCGCCGGTATTAAAGCCGGTTAAAGAATATATTAAAAATATAAAACAAAATGAACCGCGTGTTTGTAAAGAAGGATGAACCTCTTTACAAATATACGATACAGTTTATGGAAGAATCTTGGGGTACCAAAGGTAAAGGTATATTTCCCGGGTCTCAACCTATTTCTATAGAAAGACAACATTTTGGTGTTTTATCCAATAACGATTACGTTGTTTGTGAAAAAACAGATGGTACGAGATACATGATGATTGTAATGCAGTTTATAAACCAAAAGGTTTGTGTATTTATAAATAGAGCGCTCGAAATGTTTACCGTGCCATTAAATTTTAGAATGGCTGTATTTAAAGGTACCATACTCGAAGGTGAATTGTATGAAAATACATTCATGATTTATGACTGTTTAATGAATTGTGGAGAAGTCGTAGGTAATCAAAATTTAATAGATCGTTTACAACATTGTGAAAAAGTTGTGAAAAAATCATTAATTTTAACTACAGATCCCATTTCATTAAAAGTTAAAAAATTTCATTTACATGATGACTTTAAGGAGTTTATGGACAAGTATCTTCCAAAAATAAAACAAGAAATGGACGGTCTTATATTTACACCTATAAATGAACCTATTCGTATTGGAACACATGAAACAATGTTTAAATGGAAACCGAGAAATAAAAATACAATTGATTTTCTCGTGAAGAAGGAGCCAACTGTAGAAACACCCGGATGTGTACCCGGTACATACGTTTATAAATTATACATCCAAGATCGAGGTAAACATATATTTGAATCTTCTATACCAATAGATAGAACAAAAGAATACAAATGGTTAAAACACGGTGATATTGTCGAGTGTATGTATGTAACCTGGGAGGATGGTCCATTTTGGTGGAAACCTATTAAAAAAAGAACAGATAAAACGTTTCCAAACAGTAGACGTACGTTTTACAGAACATTAGTAAATATAAAAGAGAATATTAACATGAAGGAGTTTTTAGATTGTAGACCAGGACGAAATGATTATCTTCTTTAGGAAAATTATGGAGTTTACCTAAATTATCATCATCTTGGATGAACCAATCGTTATTTATTTTTTTAGTAGACATGTAATGACCACCACACTGAATACCTTTATGAATTATTGTAGATTGTAACTCGTATACATTATTCCCTATTTTTAATTCTTCGTCAATTTTTACGTAACTTTTTTTATCGAATGATACAATAAATATTTGAGGGTACTTTGAAAATATATTTCTTGTAGTAGCAACATTGTGTTTTTTACCTGTATCATCTACATAATCTTCTAATACATTCCATTTACTACTTTCGTTTATCATGGTATTTATATTTTTTACTTCATTTTTCACGTTTAAAATATAAACACAAAATGGTATTTTTGTTACATTTTTACTAACCGGTGATATAGTTATTTGTGTAGTCTCTCCGTAAACAAGATCTTTTATACAAGGGTAACCTTTTTCAAGTATATCTACTAAACAAAATAGAGCATCCTGTGTGTCATGAGGCATGCCAATTATAAATCTCGGGAATAATTTTACAAATTCTAATAAGACGGGTCCTAAACTAAAAACTTTAGTTTCCTGTGTTGAAAAATATAACCGAACGAGTTTTTCGTAAGATTTTATAAAAGTACATTCGCCTTCGTAAGCATTATCTAATATACGAGATGATATATCTCGTATATGTAATAAAACTTGTATAGCCGAATTAAAATAACAGGTATTTCCTAAATTACTAAAACCATGCATATAAAAAAAGGCGATAAAAAAGGCTTAAGAAGAAGACGCGATTATAAAAATGTAAACAAAATGGACGTACATAAATTGTGTGATGCTATAAAACCCATCGTCGATAAATATAAAGACGAGGAAAACATTGAAATGGAGTTTCGTTTAGGGAGATTCAACGGAACATTTTTTGATACTAATATTGGTGATAAAACATACGCTGATTTTATAAGAGGTTTTTCTTCTTATACCGGTTGGGAAACGATAGAAGAAAATACATACGATGTTTATTCACGAGAAGATAATAATATTAGATTGACCATTGATAATAAAACCGGTGAAGAGACTCTTATAAAAAAGGAACGTCTTGAAAATATTGATTTTAAAAATTTAAATAAATCACCTTTTGATATTCGTTTCAGTGTTTCTCGGGAAACACCTATCAATGATGAAGAGTATGATAATAACGAATGGCATAGAAATATAAAAAAAGAAAGGTGTTCTTATATCAGGAAGAATTTATCCATTGATAGAACAGTAACTGCGGGTGAGACTCTAGATAAGGATTCAGAAGTATCAACTATATACCAACTTGAACTTGAAGTGATTGATAATAAAAAAATAAATGATATCGATACTTTATTTAACATCTGTCATAAAATAAAAGATATTTTTAATATGTTGGATACTTATAAATGTTAATTATCATATTACTTTTTATTTGTATATTTATACACGTGATTAGTGATACAGATATAAATGATAGAATAACTATATTAGGTTATTCACCTAAACATTTTTACGTATCGAATGGTAAATCGTACGAAATGTTTCATAAAATGAAATCTAACGGTATAATAGATCAGTCTTTAAAATATTTCGTAATGAAAGAAGATAAACTATTAGAACTGGAAGTAAAATCCATATGTTCACAGGTATCCCGGAAAGTTGAAGCGTTTAAAATATCTGATGAAATAAAAAATCACTTTCTTGGTTACGATTTTTCATATCATGGTAAACACTTAAAACAGATATCAGAACCTGAAAAAATTATAAATGAAAATATAAAATGTTCATAAAATAAAACATCATTCTTCTATGTTTTGTAGATTCAATTCTATGAAAATTGTCATATATATAAATTATTAGTCCTTTATCATGAAATTCCCTGTTTGTTTCAATATATAATTTGGGATCTTCACAGTTCATAAATTCGTCGTTTAAATAATATTCCTTTTCTAAATATGACATTGTAGTATTTTCATCTTTTCTATAGATTTCAATATAATCTAATATAGTATAGTATATTGTATTTATAACGCTCGACAAAATATGATTACTACTAGACATTTCAACATCATTTTGTCGGACGCGGATACAGAGTAACCGTCTCGGGTTTTCCATTTTAGTTATTTTTTGGTTTTATTCTTTAATGCTTTATTTTCAAAATTTGCATATATACTGTTTAATAATTTATTATTGTTATTTGATTTCGAGTTTGAGTTCGAGTTCGAGTTCGAGTTCGAGTTCGAGTTCGAGTTAGAATTGAAGTTCAAACGTCGGACAGCTGTATTCTTTTTTGGGGGCATTGATATTTTCTTTATCGGTGCTCTTTTTATAACCCTTGGTTTTGATATCACGACTTTCTTTTTTACCACCGGTTTTTGTGGTACTACTCGTTTTTTGTTTAAGGGTAAAGGAGGTTTACTTTGTAATTCTCTTAGTGTTTGAATGTAATTTACAACTCTAGAACTATTAACAGCGGGTGTTTTTTGTAAAGACATTATAAAATTAACAACTTTATTAACGGTATTTTTTCCAAATTTACCGTATATTTTATTAGCTTCTTTTTCTATTAATAATTTTTTCAAACCCTGTTGTTTATTAAGTTTCCAATTTTTTACCATTGATTTTTTAGTATCATTTGCGACCATTTTTTTCAAAACACCGTTTCGAGATACAAAATTTTTATTCTTTTCGAGTTGAGTAAGTTTATTTTTAACATCGCGAACATCTTTATTAATGTTTATTACGTTTCCGTATTTCTTCATCCATGTTTTGCCGTAAAGTTTAATGATATCATTTTTAATACCATTTACGTTAAGTTTACGTTTTATATTAGTAGGTTTTCTATTTTCCTTTTTCTTAATGTTTATTAACATTTTTTCCATTTCATTCGCGAGTGCGTTTGGTGAATTTGGTGTTTTAATATTATTTTTATTTTGTAGTTTTTGACACAAAACTTTTACAGTATCTGTATCATTTATAGATATACCTTTGGATATTGCTAATGTTATTAATTGTTCCTTCTTCAATTCACGACACAGTTTATCGTTTATTTTATAATTAGAGTTACCCTTTTCTAATTTATCGAGTGTTTTGCATATATCCATTTTCTTATTTTTATTTTTAACACCAACAACTCCTAATTTCTTAGAGACTTCTAATAAAACCGATTTAGTAAGACGTTCGCATTTACGTCCTCCTATTTTCATTACACCGTCTTTATCGTAAGTAATTTTTGTATTTTTTATTTTTTGTACTTTACTTCTTTTTAAGGGTTCTCGTTTTGGTTTTTTGAAACAACAATCATACCCTTGTGGATTTTTTCTAACTTCAAATCCTTCGTTGCACGGTGGTCGTCTATTTTTAGGACACGTCGAAGCTTTTGTTTTAAGTTTTTGGATGATTTTTTTATCCGCGTTAACATTTTTGTTAACCAATCCTAAAGTATATCCGTTATCGTGTAATTTTTTTACAAGTTCTACACCAAAGGAATACGCGCGTTCGAGATCATCGGGTTTAGATTCACCCTGTAATTGAACAATACCCGAGCCCGATTTACCGGATTTTGTGGTAAATATAAAAGCATGTTCCTTATATTTTAAATAAAGAAATGGAGAAATTTCAGGTTCATATTCTATAAAAGAAACTCCCCACGTACGGATTTGTCTTAAATCTTGTGTCATTTTATATAATTTAAAATTTGTATTTGTTAAAAACTGACCTCCTATATTATTATAAGTTATATCATTGTACAAAAAACTCTGCTTTTGTGTGTACGTATCTATTATATATTTTTGTAAAGCTTCAGGTTGTTTTTTAAGATTTTTTGAACCTAAAAATCCACCGGAAAAACGAATTTTTCCATTTTTATATATGTTAAAACTGAAATTCTTTTTTTCAACACCATCCATAACGTACCCGGTAAATTGCGCGGAAGAGAAATTTTTATTTAAATCGCCTTTTAAACCAAAATCTTTAGTGTGTATAGCACCAGTTTGAAATCTTCCGTATATACCCTTTATTTCATTAATATCCACGGTTATTCCACCTGTTATTGGTGCATGACCTTTTGGTCTTTGTTTTAGAATGTCCTTGATATCGAGACGCGTTTCGTCCTTGGAAAATAATGAATTTACTACCCCGTTGTATATACCCGGTCTAAATTTACCTATACGCAGTTCTGTAAAATCAGGCACGTTTTTCGGTTGCGTAGAAACGGGTGTATTTGGGTTTTCAATTTCCACATTGGAATTTCTAACGAATTGTCTAGGATCCATACTTATACTAGTCTGAGATTTTAATCATTTTGAAAAATAATGTGAGACATCGTATCCCTTTTCATTTTCTTGTACTATTGGTGCTGCACCATAAACCACGTATTTATCTTTAAAATTGACTGGTCGGTCTAATTTTTCGGGATTATTTATGACCCAATAATCGTTTTTTTCTTTCTTTACTTCGATATCACGCACGTAGAATGAACCTCCATAAAAATCCTGGTTAAAATTTGGCATTGCGATACTTTCGTCTCTACAAAAATCCTTGAGTTTGGATCTAAATAAGTCTAATGGAAACTTTACAGTCTGATTTACAATTACAATATCGTCTCTCTGTAAGTATTTTTCTAACGGGTTTGTCGCTGCAGCTATTTGTTCTCTAACTTTAAAAAAGTAACTCGGTAGAACGTTCCATATATCCTGATCCTGGTATTTTTGTGCATATTCCAAGTACCCGCGTAAACATTTTTGAAGAATTTTTGGCATTTCTAATTCTAATTTTGAATCAAGGGTAGGATCGGTATCACTATCACGAACCTGTTTACCAAAGTGGAACGTAACGAGACGACGAAGAATACTTCCCGATTTATCTTTCCATTGTGGTACTTCATTACCCCCTAAAATACCTGGTAATTTCCATACAAAATTTTTAGCTTTTTCACATTTTACTGCTATAGAGACTTCTTCACCCGAAACGATTGATTGGAATTCCGCTTGTTCTAGCTGCAAATCCCCTTTAATTTCGGGTGCGATGAACATTAACGCGTCATGTATAGATGATAAACCGAATTTCTTCTCGACGTTGTTGGAAAGAGTTTTAATATCATCAACTTCGTAAAATTTACGAAACACTTTTGTAATTAAAGTTGATTTCCCAGAACGAGCTATACCCTTTAGGAAAGGTATAACCTGCCATTTATCCATTTCATTTAACTCGAAACATAAACGACCTCCCAGAATGTACATCCATCTAATAACATCTTCTTCGTAGTCTTGATACGTCAGAACACTATTGAAATAAGGTGTCGGTATTTCTTCCCAATTATCAAGTTTACTAAAATCTTCAAATTCCATATCAAAGTATTTACAGCTTACGAGCGTTGGATCCAGTGTTGCGGCCTCTTTTGAATCATACGGGTAAAAAGCAGTGTGCCATAACCCAGTTGTATCAGACCAAAGCGACCCGATAAAAATACCATTTCTAAATGACCAAACGCGTCTATTTTTCTTTATTTCGGGAAATTGCATATCGTTACAATCAGTTAAGTGTTTAATAATTGATGAAAACATAGCAGGACCATTAGACGAGGTTAAATCTTTCCATAATTCAAACCATTCTTCTTTACCGGCAATTCTATGAACATATTGTTTTATCTCTTCCTCTTGTTTCCACGCCCTTGTATCATAACCTTCAATCGTTTTAATTTGTCTACACGTATACCCCTTGTAACGCCTAGTATTATTTTTATACAGGGAATCGAGAATAGCAAGTACAGTTTTTTGAAAAACGTTAAGTTCATCAAAATCGGGCATGGAACACCTAAAAAGCGACGGGTTTGTGCTAAGTTCGAGGGGTACCATAGTTGGATTATTTCTTCTATCGTGTACACGATTTGTACTTAAAACGATATTCCAAGTGTCACACACATGATCGGTCAGACGACTTAGTCTAAAAGATACACTCAAATCGTCTGTATTACCTTCATCACTTGAAAGTACACCTAACAATTTACCACGATTAAAGTACCGTCCCATTTTTTCTAAAATTTGTCTATACATGTTTGATTTTGCTTTCATATCAACGTACTTTGGCTGTTTTGTCTCAGGGTCAAGTTCACTTTCGGTAAAGAATATATTATAGGCGAGTTCAACTGGACTTAACGTGACGAGATTTATATTATTTTTATCAGGAGATAAACCAAGTTGTTTTTCCTCATGTTTTAACATCCTTATTAATTGTTCTGGATTGAGACTGTCTATTTGATTGGCCATATCTTTATAGAAGGCTTCTTCATGATCTGCATCCGGACTAATGTATAAGGTATCCGAGTTCATTTATAATTATTACTTACTATTTTTTTATACCTGTTTTTGTAATTGACTTAACAATTTTATCATAATTTTGTTCTGAACTTCGAGTTGTCTCGATATATTTACAAGTGCCGAACATACAGTTTCACCTTCTTCATTTACAAGAACTGAGCTTAAAAGGTTACCTAATCTATCGAGACTATTATCTTCAAATTCAGAATCTATATCGGAATCGTCATAAATATCACCTTCTAATTCATCGATATCTGGGAGTTCGCCTCCGACTGTAGATAGTTCATCTTCTTCAATATTCGATCCAGTTTCGGATTCGGATCCAGATTCAATTTCAATAGTTTCGTCGACATTTTCAAGTTCTGGTACAGGTTCGTTAGACATTTATATATATCAGGAAAAATCAAATCGAGTTTTTTCGCGAAATTCCCTGAAAAAAAAATCTCTGCTTATAGTACAAAAACAAACAAAATGGCCGGTGGTCTCATGCAACTCGTCGCCTACGGCGCCCAAGATGTCTACTTGACTGGTAACCCAAAAGTCACTTTTTTCCAGGCTGTTTACAAACGCCACACAAACTTTGCGATGGAAACCATCGAACAAACTATGAACGGTACGGCCGGGGCCGGTGGCCGCGTCTCCATCACGGTCGCCAGAAACGGTGATTTGATCGGTGACATGTTTCTCGAAGCGACTACTAAGACGTCGTTGGCGAACGCTTCTGGTTCCACAATAGATACTAACTGGGTCGCCGAGCGTATTGTCTCGACTGCGGAATTGTCCATTGGTGGTCAAAGAATCGACAAGCACTACCAAAGATGGTGGAGATTGTACTCTGAATTGTACTTGTCCGAAGGGTCCAAGCTCAATTACGCTAAGATGACGACTAACCCAGTCGGGAACTCCACCAAGCAAGTTTACTTGCCACTCATCTTCTTCTTCAACCGCAACCCAGGATTGGCCTTGCCATTGATTGCTTTGCAATACCACGAAGTCAGAATCGACATTGACTTGTCCTCTGAGTTTGACTTGTACGTGACTGGCTTGAAAGTGTGGGGTAACTACATGTACCTCGACACTGAAGAGCGCAGACGATTCGCACAAAAGGGTCACGAATACTTGATCGAGCAAGTTCAGCACACTGGTACCGATGCCTTGACGGCGGGTGGTACTAAGCAAGTCAGATTGTCCTACAACCACCCAGTCAAGGAATTGGTCTGGTGTGTGACTGACGGTGCTTCCACTGAATCCAACTTGTGGAACCTTGGTACATCGACGGATGCGGCGAAGGTTGCAATTGCTTCGGGTCAAGTCGCCAATGCTAATTGCGTTGCGACTACGACTTCTTCGTCCGGTGTCCCACAGTTCATCACCGGTGACCTCGGGGGTTCGGTTGATTACGTCGAAGAAACTGTCGGTGCGTTGAATACTGCCAAGTTGGTCCTCAACGGTCAAGACAGATTCAAGGAGCAATCCGGTAAGTACTTTAACCAAGTGCAACCATTTGCCCACCACACTGGTTCGCCATACGCGGGTGTCTACTCGTACTCCTTCGCGCTCAAGCCAGAAGAACACCAACCAACTGGTACGTGTAACTTCTCCAGAATCGACAACGCGCAAATGTCGGTTACTTGCAATGCCGCGGGTGATCGTGCGGCTCTCGCCCTCCAAATGTTCGCGGTCAACTACAACGTTCTCCGTGTGCAATCCGGTATGGGTGGCCTCGCCTTCTCCAACTAAGCATTTCTTAGTTTATTGAGTTTAGTAAAAAATAAAATTTAAAAAATAAATAAAAATAAAATTTAGATTTTAAAATTTAGACCAAATTTTAAAGTTTAACCTTAAAATATTTTTGTATTTTTTCGAGTATGTACCAGTTCGGTTCAAGTTTACCCGTTTCAATCATGTTTATAGTATCTAAAGTTTCGCCTATTCTGTGTGCAAGTTCAAATTGTGTATGACTTCTTTGTATACGTAACATTTGGATTCGTTTACCTATTGGTTCTGACATATTAATACTGATTAGAGTTTAACACCCAAAACACGACGCAGTTTTTGCATTATTTTAGGGTCCGGAATCGCTTTACCCGATTCGTACGACGAAATTATATCAGACGATACGTTTATGAGATTAGCGAGATCTTTTTGTGTATACTTTTTTGCAGTACGCGCCCGTTGGATTGTTAATCCCGTTTCTTTACTGACTTTTTTGTGGGTCCCTAACTCAGTTTCATCAAGTTTTTGTTCCGGTGATTTACCCGAATATTGACTCCGTTTAGGTAATTTGATCTCTTGACCCATGAATTTGACGTATTTTTCCTTTTCTTTTTCTTTAGTAACACTTTTACCGTGTATGGTAACTTCATCCCAATCTTGATGGAACATGTTTTATAGTATAAATACTTAAAATTTTAAGTCTTTTTTTGTATA